GTCATTCATACTTTATGAACTGACCGTCTATGCTTTAAAAGATCCACACTTATAAAAACTCAGAGAATACGTCGTACTCTCTTGAAAACTAAGTATAGTTAAAGCACGACGATTAAGTCGATTTTAAATCCCGTAGGCAGCACTGCATATGGCACAGATTAGCTAATTCGTCTACATTATTCTATTAGGAAATGTATCAAAACCTTACAAATGAATGGTTAAACCCCATTCATATCAATTGAGTACCGATAAATTGTCGGAACTCGGAGGAACCAGAAAAAATTAAAATCTGGTCCAGCAGCACAATACTTAAATACAACATTCTTATCTGTTGAATTTATAGCAGCATCCTGGAAATACCAATCATAAACGACAGAATCGACATCAGTGTCATCGACACCGTTTCCGGTAATAGTCGTATGTGGTGTTACGTACCTAAATTTAAATCTATTTTGATCCGGTACATTGACCATAATAGTTTGGGAAGTTACTCCCTGCGTTATAGACGCACCTTGCTCGGTTCCCCCTGAAAGATTTAATAATCTTAAGGCAACCGAAGCAACGGTAGTGCCAGTAACTGATGTTGCGGTAGTGTTAGCAAGTGATGCTCCCACACGCGCATCTCTGGAACGAGTGACAGTGAATTGACCACAAGACCCCGATCCACCTCCAAATCCACGATCATTAGGGATAAAGGTCCAATTAATAGATCCTCTATACGCTAGAAATAATGGTGCCAACCACGTCAAAAAAGTCATTTTTGATGCAGTTGCATTGAAGGTGGAAGCGGGTACAACGATACCAACTGAAGGAGTCTCTCCTTGTAGTGTGTTGAATCCGTTGTATTTGGGAAATCTTGGCATAATGTGGTGCATGAAAGCTTTCTGATTAACAGCATATCCGTTAGGATGAACAATTATCTCAGATAAACAAGCCCGATGGAGAAGTTGTCTCATAGATACAACTTTCTCACCTTGATAAACTAAGTTCATCTTATCATCACCACCGTTTGTGCCGGCGGGTACAATATCATCAGATTCATCAGCTTGAGCTGAGAAAACTGACTGATTCCAATCAAATTCCTTAGGGCAAGCAACTTCGAAATTATCCGCACCTCTAATGAAACACATAATGCGTACATCACCAGCTTCAGTAGGGGTGCTAAGTTCATTCAACACACGAATCATAAGAGTTCCATTATCTGTCACGGGATTATGGAGTTGAACTCCACCGCCGACAGTGTGTAGAATCTCAGGATCATCCGTGCGCAAATAAGCTGTACACTGACAATATGGAACACGAATCTCAATATCACGCTCGGTACTAATATCAACAATTCTGTTAAATATTTTATTTTCATTCGCAGGTGTATTGTTCTGATTATCCGTAACTGTTCCAGTTGGATCGTAGGAAATTCTCAAACGACCCTTGTGGTACTTGGTACAAACAACTCGAAATCGGTATATCAAATCACCTCTCCAATATAAGAAAGGTTGAGTGATGTAACCAACAGGAACAATATTAACAGGAGCATTGAATTGAGACACGAAATTGGCCAAATGAGGAGCAACTCTAAGAGACATCAAAATAGAATCAAGACCTGCCGTTGTTAACCAATCAAGGCTCAAAAACCATGATTCGCGACCAGCAATGTGAGAGATTAACAACTCATCTGTTGCTCCAAGACCGACTGTTCGCGGGTCTATCGTGAGTTCATTTTTCGAGTCAAGAGTCAATTTCTCAATTGGTGTACTAATATCTGTTGTAGCTATGTTCGGAACACGCTTCACAGTTAATGCACACACAGTTTCTATATTAGGAACATTTGTGAAACCAAAGAAACTAGCCACACTAGCGATGCTTGTGGCAACAACATTCGTAGCTTTCGCAAACTGACCAATAACGGGAACAGATTCTAATTTTTTAGCAACCGAAGCAACAGCACTTGCAGTTTTAGATACGGGACCTTTGGACTCGTACTCATCTGCTTGTGCACTTAAAGTAACAGATGGACCTGATAATGAAATATTGTCAGCCCACGCATACACATGAATCGGGATGGTTTGTACTGCAACGCCGTTGCAACTTCTCAATTCAGTAAATGGAATCAAATCAATACGCCCCATATTTATAGCTTCATTGATTAATCCTAATTCAATGTAATTCTTATGAAGGAAAAAAGGCAAATGCATTTCTCCACCTTGACATGAATCTGGAAATAACCAAATATGCGGTTTCTGAGATTCAGGCATAAGATGATCATCTAAACCTGAATTAGTTATCAAACTCTCTGTGTATGCATGAACTGGTGTGTAAACAGCAGCCATTGCACCATAGGTAAATGGAGAAGCATCAACAACAAACTTTAAATGCAAAGTACATCTTAAGTAAGAATAATTATCAATCTTCTTCTTTACTGCGGGATTATTCAAAAACATCATCCATGGATAGAAAACTCTATTAGATCCCACCACCGTGGCATTCGTCCACGTAAACGTGTTAATACGAATAGGTCTTTTTAAAAACTCATTCAAATTAACAGCAGGTGTGTAATCTGCAAGGGCTACTGAATCCATATATGTTGAAATATCAATAACATCGCTGTTATCTTCATCATTAAATTTAGTAACCTCAAGAGATTCCTCATCAGCCTGGGCAACCAGACTCCCTATTTGAGATGGTAATTCAACCACCTTTGGTGTTTTAGGGTAAAACCATGTACGTTTCTTTACTTGCTTCTGTTTTCGTACAGGAGCGCAACGATCCCCTCTTCCACAGGAAGGGCAACCTCTAGTTTTGACACTGGAAATCATATTACAATCTAAGCGCTGATTGGGCGACACTAGAAGGTTTTGATCTTTCTTTAAGGTATATAGATCTAAAATACCTTGATTAATTTCATCAGCTTGACAAGCTAATGAAAGATGGTCAATACCAAAGCCAGATGCAATCTCTTGCTCTCTGAATATGATATCGACTTGTCCCATTTTAATTTTAACGGAATGATCGAGAAATCGTTGTCTCAAATCATCCCAGCTAGGTAAGGGATTAATTTCAAATTGTAAGATCAAATCACAATCAACAATGATTTGCTCTATTTGGAGTCTCCTTTCATCAAAAACCTTACGTCCATGATAAAAGAACTCACTATTAGCCCACTCTAACACTGAAGCAGCTTGTTGTTTTGGTGTTATAGAACGCGATGTCCTCCAAACAGTAAGTGCTTTAGCAATCGATGAGGTACAAATTGGCGCAAGATAATACCCCATATCAACATCATACCTCCACGATCTTTTCAAAAAAGTCATCTGATCCATGGAAATATATGGAACACTTTTTTCGTCTTTATCTGCCATAGTATAAATGATACCAACTTTGGATAACTCATCCTGAATGGTACAGTGATTAAACTTCACCATTAGCGGATTAACACTCATTCCACCATCATCACCATAAGTGAGAAGTTTCACAAAATCTTTAAATTTGGACATAATGGTGTAAATGAGATAAAAGACATATCTCATCCTATTCGAATGAACTAAACCATTTATAACCACAGTTAATATTTGACCAGATGGATTCGTTCCAAAAAACTCAACCAAATCGCCATTAAGATCAACAATGGCATAAATAACGTCGTGAGCATAAGCCCATCGAATTCTCTGATCCTCCTCCTTCGCACCTGCATCCTCATACAGTTTAATAATAATCCAAAAAGCCCACCAAATTTCTTCAGGTTGCATATTCTTATCAAAATTTTTGAAATCTCCAGCAACCATATTTTCGTGCCAGGGAAAATAATCTCTTAAGGATTGCCATTCTGAGGATTGCGCAACAGCACCAACAGCTGTTTCAAATACAAGTTTGTTATTAGCAATCAGACGACACATTGATAAAAAATACTTTCTACCTATGTACGTCGATTCTATGCAGCTCCCGCAAAACAAGCGAGTTTGACAGGATTTGATTTTCTTAAACTGTCTTGCTTCGTCCTTCAAGGAGCCAGTAAAAACCAATTTACTACGAGTCCCTTCAGCATAACATTGTTCAGCCATAGCAATTCTCGTCTTAATCGAATCAAGAATATCAACACCATCTGGATAGACATCATTCGCTGAATCAAATAGAAATTCACGCTTGGACTTCTTATATGGAAACCCAGCGCTAGTATTCCGATTGATTTTATCAACATAAGCAATACCTGGAAAACCATTCAATGTGGTCATGTGATCATACGAATGGAGCATCTCCAAAGATCTTGGAGGCAAAGCGGTAATAATATCTTGATAAAAATCTTTCGCACAGAACTCCATTAAATCAGGATCCATAAGCCTTGTTGCTCCTACCATTTGATCGATATTGACATACCATGGTTTCCAACCATTCATAACAGGAGGTCCATGAGTTTTATCAAAACCCATATTCCTTCTAACACTATCAAAAATCAGCGTCTCAGTAACAAGGGATTTAGGGGCTGCCCTAAATCCTTTCAATGAACCATAGCAATTTATAGTTCCATTTCTAATAAAGCGCAAAGGAGATCGGTCGCTAATTGGAATGAGCTCTCTCTCATACCCTTGTGTGTCAAGAGCGATCGCATTGTCTCCAACATAATCTACAAGAGACGTACAATCTCGAATGATTTGTTCAACCAACTCTAACGTCACGTTCGTGGCGGCTGCCACATTATAACCGCTCTCATAGTTTGGATGATCCTGACCAATACAATGTAAACCTAAAATCACAAATCCACACGATGATGTAGATACATATGGCGAACCACACTCTCCACGCACTGTTGCGCTTCGTGTGTACCCTTTCCACATGTCTTGATTTTCAACACGGTATTTTCCTTGAAGTGTTGTGTTATCACAATACTGTTTCGAAACCTGAAAGAAAAATTTGTTAATAACGTGTCCATCCGGATCACGCGTAAACATCTTAGAATCTACAGATCCTCGAAAAGTTGAACTAACAAAATAACGATCTAATTTAGATTTAGGTGGTACAGCACGAACTATGAACGCACAAGTATCGTGATTTGGGTATCTATAAATGTTCTTTTGAGTCAAAATAAATTGCGTGTTTTGAGATAAACCATCAATAACCGGGGCGTGAATAAATTTAACGTCAAAATTACCATCATGATAAAAACAGTGATTGGTAGATATGTAAACATTACCTCCAACACAAAAAGCATTAACACGAATAGTTTTCCCAATAGTTGAATTGTGTAATTCAAGACGAACAACATTCCTACTAACTCTCTCCTCAAAAATCGGAATATTATTTTTTGCAGATATGCTTTGTCGAGAGAAATCAAAGTCAGTAACTTCATAATCTTCTCTTTTCCAAACATTCTCTCGCTCAACAACAAGAGGTCGTGGTGCAGTCCCTTCTGTAGCTTGAGCTTCAACGGGAACATCAACTTTTGGTGGATTGCGTCTACACATATTAAATATCTGATAAGCACTAATCAACAAAAGAGATGCGGTCGTAACACTACCAGCAATGATAGCTAATTTCTTCCTCCTCCTACGCTCTCGCACATCACTGTGCCAAAAACATTTCCAAAATAGGAACCATAAATTAGGGGACAATCTATCAAGAATCCAATCGGCAATACCGAAATGAACATCTAAAATAACAAACATACCCCTTAAAAAAGGGAACCAAACAGTCAAAAAACAAAAAGACCAAATAGTAAGAGATAAAAAACGATAATTCATCTCATTAAGAAAATGGTAGATATAACAGGGTCCACTTTCGTCAGCTTGCGCCTCGAGAGGTGTAGTAGGACAAAAGCACCATGATAATGGTTGACCACATTTGCAAACTGTCGTTTTACTAATGGTATCAACACATTGCATGGCGCTCTTTTGATTCTTGTCGTGAATTTTCATATCACAATTCATAAAATGTATGAAATCACTCATATCATTAAATTCACCAAGAGTCTTGTACTTAGCTCTTTTTTCATCAGATTTATTAGAACTAGGTACAGCCTTTTGCACCAAGATATTCCAAAAATCTGGATATTCATTTTCCTTTAAGGGCGGTAATTTATCCTCATCTAACATTTGTGTTCCATCTCGTCTATACTCATCTTTGACAGATAAGGTTATGGTGAGCCTCATACGTCTTTGTGCAGCTAGTGGCATGGTCATAAAGGCCTCGGCGTTCATAGATTTAACATTTGTTGTAGCAACTAAACATTCCGTTTTAATTGGACAACGTCCTTTATCCTCTATACTCGCCATATTAGCCATCATCGATTGGTTATTGCCAACACCAAGAACTTCGCTTACCATGGGATCAACCCCATTACAAGCTTGTGGTAAATGTTTACCAATCTCATCAAAGTACATACCCCACATATGTGACTTGAACCCATTATAATGGTCTTCAGCAGAATTTCTACTGTAAATGTATTTATCATCTACAGGCAAACCATTCATCTTACCATAATGGGTCATAACCACTTTACTAAATGCTGTCTTCCCAATACTTGACGTTCCGAAAACCAACACCGTATATGGCATTTTCCTATGAGCAGACGCATCAGCAACTGCAAGTTCTTGAGAACGTATGTATTGGAGCTCTCCAACAAACCGAATAACAATAGCCCTATCAGGGGATGTTTTCGATAGTAGGAATTTATAAATTCCTTGTCCTTTTTCAATCGCTTTGTCCAATTGCGTTGTAAATTCTTGATGCGTAAATCCGTGTGGTTTCGGATTCGATATGAATTGATGTTTTCGCTTCAATTCTACAACATCATTGTACCACGCATCATAAGCTGAGTCACAATACATCATTGGGACTGGAGACTTCAATTTAAAACATTGATAGCCGCGTTCACAAATGAATAACATTGTATCAGCTATCGTCTTGTAAAAATCAAGACCTAAGTAATATTTCTGTTTTAGAGCCTCTTGCTCCATAACAGTGTACCCAATTAAATCCATAGTTACACCAACATGAGAGAAAACGGATTGTGCAAGACAATACATCGAGAATCTATACAATTTTTTGTAAATTGGTAGATTAACAATATTATCTAATGAATCGAATCCACTCCGTAAAGTGGAAAATAGTTCTTCAACCGCATCTTCATCGGCTTGCGCCTCAAGATCGATAGAAAAAACCATCTCCATATACGTTAATGTAGCATCGATATTTTTTTGAGTTAAGAGTGCGTTCTTAGAACGCAATTTTATATATGTAACTACTGCTAGTGACATATCACCCATATTCCTTGATCTAATCAATCCTGTGATTAGAATCATTAAATCTTCGATCAAATCAACATAATCGTCTTGTTTCCACGTTAGGTATCTTTCATAACCTAACAAACCACATTCTACCAACATTGAACGACATGTTTCACTAAAAGTGATCCATGTATCGGCAATGAATGATTCATCACCTTGCGCGGCCATTCCGCGCCGCCATTTTTGAGCCGTGGGTTTCTGCTCACGAACTATCTTACGAAGTTTATTCTTCATCTTCTCCTTCAACTGCTCTTCAATCCGAGCTAGATCTTGATTTTTAGATTTGTTCTTAATCATCGAGGGGTTTTTAGATGCTTTCGCCATGGTGTCATGTTCTACGTCTATGATCTATCTATTGTGCTCTTTACGCAAAGGAGCATAATCCAGTAGTCCATCCCAGTAACAACTAGTTTTCTTGGGATAATACCATAATGTGTTATTATATAAATATGACTCAGAGGGATCAGATCTAATACACTACGTGTACTTAATACTCATAAATTTAAACAAGGTTTATGTCTAAAAAGAATACGCCTGACAAACATGTCCATATAAATAATCTAACACACTAGAGGGTATTGGATGTAATCATAAGAAGGTTTTCTAACCTACAAAATACGTTGTTTTAGGAAAATCCATTGTGTTGTTGCAATTTTCCATTATATAGACAAGTATTAATAAAACTATATTGTTCACACTAAATGTGAAAAACTCTTTTTCTGCGGTGGCACTCGAAAATACAGGCCGAGAATAGAATCGTGGTGCTAAACACCAGGGTGACACCAAAAGGTGTCATAAGTGATTTTATACTAAAATCACCAAAAAGAGGGTTTGATACAATAGTATCATTTATGGTCTCGGTGGAGACCATTAAGGGGCGGGTGTTTTGGCATCCCGCCCCGTTTGGAGTTGAATTGTGCACATCTGCACGATAGGTTAAATGATTAGTATATCATTTAACACGCAAATAAAATTTCAAACTAAAATAATAATAATACAGGCCAGTAAGCTATGTGTAAATAAATCTATCTACACACAGGCTGGTAAGCTATATTAAAATTAAATGTCAAAGTGAATAAACTATTAGGTCTAGAGCTAGGCTATATGCAAATAAATTTGCATACAGGGCTTATATAGATAA